ATTATGTGGTGATGATCGACATTGTTTACTCCCTCCTGCCCGTCGAAGCGCGCGAGCATCTGGATGCACACGTCGGTCTGTGAGCTTGCCGCGTCCGCGCTGTAGATGGCAGATGCCCCCGGCGAGGCGGCGTGCTGGTAGTTCCAGGTCTTGTTGGTGGCGTCATAGGTCGAGGTGCCGCCCGCGTTCCTCCTCTGTACGAAGCTGGAGCGCTGGTCGGTCTGGAGGTTGTATGAAGCTACAAGCCCGCTTGTTGTACGGGTAAGCGGCATTTCCCTACGCTCCCGCTATGACTTCGTCGGGGATATCAGCGAAGGTCTTCGTTCCGTCTGGAAGAACGAAGAGCCGCGGATACTGCGTGTACAGAGCCTTCATTGCCTCAACCGATGACACATCCTGCCTGTACGCGCCCTCGGGTAGCGGCGCTTCAGTTCTTACGAGACAGACCCCGTTTCCCTCGTCGTATGCCGCAGCCCAGGCGAACGGGACGGGGAGTGTAACCGTCGTTCTGTCGAACGGGCTGACCTCGACCTGCACTTCCTGATAGAGGACGCGACGCGTCGAGCCGTCAGACTGAGTGTATTCGACGACGCTCTCTCTCATGATTTCATTCCGCGCTATGTCGCAGAGATAGAAGTACGGCACTTATGTCACCTCCTGCGTTTTCAAAGCGTATTGCGTTGTAGTCATCGGTGATGATGGCAAGACCGCCGGGAAGGAGGATGGCGTAGGCTTTCTCCTCTTCCCGCTCCCAGCCGATGACCGCTAGGCGCACTCGCCGTTCCTGCGGCGTGAGCGCTGACCAGACGTAATTCAGATAGAGAAAGACGGGCGCGGCGCCCTCCGGCACGTCGAAGGATACGCGCCGGCGCCCGCGAACAGCGTGGAAGCGAACGACATTTTTATCGACGAAGTCAGCGCAGGTAAGCCCATCGCGCTTCCTGAGAACCTCGCCCTCCGCCGTCTCCGCTTCCCACATCCAGTCCCTGTTGAAGAACACTTACGCGACCTCCGTGTATTTGTAGTTCATGGTGCAGGTCGCCCCGGCGGTTGCCCCGCTCGTCGTCTGGATCTGATGGACAAGGTAGTCGGAATACCCCACGCCCGTGAGCTGGCCGGTGAGCGACCCACCGATGCCGAGATTCGCGCTTGCCGGCTCCGCGGTCGGCATGTCCTGTGTCGCGACTGTTGATGCGTTCGCTGTCGGTGCTGCGTACGTTGCCGCTGTGTAGCTACTCGTGCGAGCGTTCGTCTTGTGCGAGGCGTTCGCGCCGAGGTTTCCAGTGCGCCAGACCTTGAGGTCCTTGATCGCCGAGCTGCCACCCATGTTGGTGACGTGGAAGCGCTGCCACTTCTCGTACGAGTTGGTGCCGGGCGTGATCGGGTAGGCGACCGGGTCGAGGTTCGGCGCATCAGCAGAGCCCATGTTCGAGTTCGTGATGTTGTGTGTTACGGTTTCGCCCGCGCCGTTCGATTCACAGATTTCGACTGTTGCTGCCATTTACCTCACCTCCTTTCTACTCTCCGAATGTTGTTTTAGCCTGCGAATACAGGCCGCTTGAGGCAAGCCCCGCGATGAGCCCGCCGAGAACTCCCTCGGCTGTGACCCCGTAGAGGGCGATGAAGATTGCAAGCGCGACGGCAAGCGCCAGGACGGGAACGAAGCGCCTGTCCAGCGGGACAATTCTCTTGATCACCTGCACGATTCCCGTCACGATTGGCACGATTGCGAGTGCTTTTTCCGTGTCCATTCCCTCACCTCCTAGATCTTTACCGCCCGGGCGACGACCTGGAGCAGGTAGTTGAGGACGACGAGCACGGCTCCCGTCGCCCCCGCCGCCTTCGCGATGATTGCGTTGATATCCCCGACCGTTTTCTCGATGCGCTCGATTCTCTGACAGGTTTCCGCGATGTCTTCCTCGAGGTGCTTGATGCGAACGTTGTCGGCAGCGAGGTATGCCGAAAGAGAGGAGACCTCCTTCGCGACATCGTCAACCCGCGCGTAGAGCTTCTCTAAAAGGATCCGTTCTTCCTTTGTCATCGTCCCACCCCCGCCGCAATTGCCGCGCCCATGAGTCGCCCTGTCGTCTGCGGGTCGTGGACGAAGCGATTGAAGTGGTCGTCATTGTCGATGAAGAACGGCTCGAATACGATTCCGGTTTTCGGTACACTGGCGATGCAGATGTGCCCACGGTCGCCCGCATCAAGCCGATTCGTCTTTGTCTCGATTCCCGTCGCCCGCTGCCAGGCATCGGCAATGCGCTTTGCCTGGGCCTCCGCTGCGACATACTCCATGACTCCGTAGTTCCCGCGGCCTGCGTTTAAGTGCAGCTGGACGTAGAGGGCGGCCCCCAGTTTGCTCGCGAGATCGTTGCGGGCGGGGTAATCGAGAAGTCTTCCATGGTAGTCGTCCGGGAACACAACGACGCGGCAGCCGCGCCGTTTGAGCTCATCGCGGATGAATCCCACGCAGTCGATGTAGAAGCCGGCTTCGGTAACGCCACGGTAGGATGCGCCGCGGTCGCCGGGGCTGCTGGCCTTCCCGTAGTGGCCGACATCGAGGAAGACAAGAGGCCCGGGACGTGGCGCTGTCGGCTTGAGGGAGGAAAGGTAGGCGCGGTTTATGGCGGCCGCGGTCGCCGGCCCGACGACGCCATCTACCTCAAGGCCGTGCGACCGCTGGAATCCGCGGACAGCGGCTTCCGTGCGCGGCCCGAACACGCCGTCGACAACGACCGGGTAGCCAAGCCTGCGGAGCTTTGCCTGTAGGAGCCTTACGGCTATTCCCCTCATTCCTCTTCTCAGCATGCAGATCACCCCTTACTTGCTTTTGATTATAACGGCTTGATACCGCGACCCTGCTTCTGGCGAGGCCCCCGCGTTGAGGGTTACCGAGACTGTCCCGCCGGCATTCGATTTCCCCCGCAGGTAAATTCTGAAATCGCTGTAATCCTGATCTGTTACGTGGATAGCGGTCCGGGAGTAGGACGTAGCGCCGGAGGGAGGCAGCCCGAAGTACAGGGCTACTATCGTTGTCCCCGAGTTGTAAAGGGAGAGCGACCAGAAGCAGCTCCCGACGTTCGTGCCCCCGTAAAGGGCAAGCGTTGCGATGACGAGGCTGCCAGCAGGAACGAAACCAAAGCTGATGTAGGGTTGCGGGTCGGAGTTATTATCCGTCCATGTCGTCCAGCTCGTGGTGATGCTCTGCGTGCTTGCAATGCTTCCTGGCTCCTTTGACCCGTACGCGACGTTGAGGTCAGCGTAAGAAATCGGAACGGTCGGGAAGCGCGCTTGCTCTAATCGCGCGATGCGCTGGCTCAGCCTGTCAAGCTCCTTTATAACGACCTCTTCAAATCTCACAGTGTGGCCTCCAGGTGAAGACGCGCTCTCTCCTCCCCCGCGCGCTTCGTAAACTCCATGGCCTTCACAAGCGCCGGCGTCTCGATTCCGGAAACGGCGACCGTTACGAGGTCGCCCTGCCTGACGTCCACGCCAACCGTGAGGTCGTCTGTTTCCTCCACCTCGACGCTCACGACGGTTTTCGGGCGGGTGCGCTCGACCTCAGTCTCGGCAAGCGCGGAGAGATACGTCGTCGCATCGGTGAACGGGATAGTGACAAAGGCCGACGAGTACGAGAAGACCGCGGCGCTTTCAGTTGCCACATCGACATACGAACCGACCGTGCGCGTTTCAAATCCGCTTCCTCCGGCATAGCACCTCGTTATCTGCGAGGAGGCATCGGTTGAAATCGAAAACTGCGTCGCGCCGCTCATCGTCGTTATCGTTCTGGTTTTCGTGAGGTCTGCGCCGGTGTAGTCGAGCGCAACCCTGAATGTCGCTGTTGTTCCGTTCTCTGAAAAGTCCCAGACGAGCGTCTCGCCATTTGTGCCCGCTGCCGCGACGATTTCCGAAAGAACGTCGGAGATCTTTCGATAGCTCGCATCGATTATGACAGAGCCGGCTGCGCCGGAGGCGGAGGCGACGGTAAGGCGCCCGTAAAATCCCTGCCCTATTGCCTGTGATACGTAATATGCGGCGAGCGTATCGGCGGCGCCAGTACGGCCGTTCTGGGTGTCGTCTGCCGGGTAGATGAGCCTGTCAAGAACGCCGCTTACGTGAAGAGCCGAAACTGCGGTCACGTCCTCGCCTTGGCTGTACCGGCGCTCGATAGAGGTCACGAAATACAGGCCGATCTGCGCGCCCGAGCGCGAGACGGAGATGACGTCGAACGTCTTTATATCGATGTCTCCGGGAACGACGACCGACAGCGCTCCGGCGCCGTTTATAACGCGCGTCGCCGAGAGCTCGATGAAGGTATCGAGCTCGTAGTTCCGGGCAAGATTCTGCCTGTCGTAGACATCGACCAGGAAATCAGCCATTGAGCGCCTCCGCGAGTGTCAGGTACTTCATGCCAGCGTAGAGCGTTGCCGTCGCGCCCGACCCACTTATCTTGACGAAGATCTTGTTTTCTCCGATTGTGAGCTTGAGCCCGGTCAGCGGGAAGGACGAGGAAAACTTGCCCGCAGCGTTGGCGTCGCGGAGATTAGAGGACACAGCGCCTGTTGCGAGATCGATTGTGAGCACCTCCCCTGCCTGCCCGGTGTACTGAAGAATCGCAAGCGTCCCGGTCGTTACATTGCCGACAGCCTCGAGGGTTGCGGAGCCGGAGAAGTTCACCGTAATTTTTGTGCCATCGATAGATTCAATCCTTGCCGTCGTGGGGGTCCCCGGGAAAACAGCACTCGAATAGGTACCGGAACCGATGACAAGGCGGCCCGCGTTATAGGCAACGCACGGAATATCTACCTGTGACTGCGAATGATAGAACTCCACAGGGAGAGCAAACGTTTTCGATCCATCTTCGATAAGGTAGGGTCTTCCATAGTCCGGCGAGGATGTGCCGATAAGGATGCCGTTGCCGGCAGGGAGAGGAAAGATTGAGAGAACAGGATCGCCGGACCAGTTTGCGTATGTCTGGAACAGCGTTGAGAGAGTGCAGTAGCCGAGCCGATAACAGCTTTGCGTGTCGCTGCGGTGGGTGAACGAACCGCCCGCTATGATGGTATCGCCGACAACGGAAATGGCGTTGACCTGCCCATCCAGCCCCCCGCCGAGCTCGGAGACCTGACCTGTCGATGTGTTGAGAAGCGCGGCGTATCTGGTCGTCGTCGCGCTGAAGGCCGTGAATTGGCCGCCGATTGCAACATAACCGCTCCCTGTCGCAAGCGCGAGAACCGCGCCATTAAAACCATTCGGATAGTATGTCCATGTGCCGTCAGATGGCCTGTATCGTGCGAACCGCTGCGAGGGCTGACCGTTTATTGTCGTGAAATTCCCGCCGATATAGAGGAAGGTGCCGTCAGAAGCAAGCGCGTAGATCGTCCCGTCGCATGCGCCGGTAAATCTTGTCCAGTTTGCGCCGTCCCATGCCGCAAGCTTATTCGATGTCTGGGGATTGATGCCGACCTGGGTGAATGAGCCGCCTACGTAAAGCTTGCCGTCGGGCCCGAAGGTCATAGCATAGACGCTGCCGTTTGTGCCGAGCCCGAGCGACAGGGAACCGCTAGCCGACAGACAGGCAACATAATGTGCCGGATATTGTATGACCTCCGTGAAGTCACCTCCGATGTAGAGATCACCGCCCTGTGCAAGAGCACATCTGACGATTCCTGGACCGGAGTAGCCCCTGATGGCGTCCATCGTCCAGCCTATGGAAGGAAGGAACACGGCATTGTACCAGTTCAGCTCTGTATGACTCGCTTCAAGTCCCAACTGGGTAGAACTCGCTGCCTCCCAGTACGGGTCGGGAGCGTAGAGCCTTAAGGCCACGCGCGTGACTCCTGCCTGTGATTCCGCCCAGGTGTCTCCGACGATGTAGCAGGGAAGGTCGGCTGTGCGCGTGCCGTTCGAGACGCGCAGGACCATAGGCTGTGATGGCGTAAACGAGGAGCCGGCGTAGAGCTCGGCAAGAGCCGCCATCGCCTGCTCCTCGGTTTTCCCGAGAACCGTTATCGGCAGGTCGATGACACGCCCGGCCGGGGTGATGTCGTAGAGGTAATCACCCGCTCGCTGCGCGTAGCCTGCAGATGATACGCGCATATCAGGGAGCCCGCCTATCATGAGCTTTTCGATAAGCCGTCTGTAATCAGCTGTGTCTTTTGCGATATCGATTTCGGTGCCTTGAGGCGTAACGAGCTTTACGGTAATCGCCATCAGACCATCACCACGCAAGGCTCCGCATGAGATTGAAATCGCGGATGATCGATGAATGCGTGACCTGCGAATTCACCGTGAGGTTGTAGTTATTTACAACCTGCTGCGCACCCTGGACGGCGACGCCACCTGCGACCTTCAGAGCCCGCTCGAGGTCAGGAAGCGCGCGCTGGATGCCCTTGATCCAGCCCTCAACCATCGGGCGGCCGACCTCGAGCTGCATGACAAGCGAGGGCGAGCGAATGCCGAGAAAGCCCTTGACGATGTTCAGTGCGGCTCTCGCAAGGTTTCGGATTGCGTTTTTGAATGCCGCGTCCATTGCCGCAAGGCCGTGGATGATGCCGAGGATAATCGCCTTTCCGAGCGCGAGCCAGTCGGTGTTTGTGAACACGTCGCTGACCCACGCCGCAAGCGCCTTCACGGCGGCGACGACGCGCGGGCCGAGCGCCTGAACGAGTGCCACGAGTGCGCGCCAGGTCGCCTCCCAGGCCTCGCGCAGATACACGCCGAACCCGTAGAAGTCCCCGCGTATGAGGGCAAGGAACGCCTGGATTATCGGTCTTACGATCGAAATCGCTGCCGAGACGACCGTCCTTATTGCGTTGAAGGCAACAGAGAAAGCCTGCCTAGCTGCTGTAAGCGCGGGAGGGATGTAAGTTTTTAGCCAGGCAATCGCTTCCTGGATGTAGGGGCGAATGGCGTTTATCGCTGAAAGGGTTGCTGTTCTGATGCCGAGGAAGTCTGACTGCCAGGCCTTATAAAGGAGCGCCGCTGCAGCCTCGATTGCCATGAAGATTCCAACTATCGGTCCCCAGGTCGTTATGAGGGTATGAACCGTGACGACCAGGTATGCCATGATGGCAGCCCCGATTGCTGCGAAGGCCCCGACGAGAACCTCGCGGTGTCTGGTGACGAAGTTGGCGAGACCGACGATGAGTGGCGTGATTCTCGCGAGAGCCTCGATGAGCTTCGGGGCAGCCTCGACCGCAAGCCTCGCGAGTGCCTCTCCCAGCTTCTCGAGCTTCGGCAGGTTCGGGACGATGTACCTCTCGAACATCTTCTGAAGAACAGGGATGAGCGCGAGGCCGATGCGTTTCTTGACGTCCTCGATCATCAGGCTCAGGTAGGCCATGCGCCCGGCGAAGGTCTGGCCCGCCGCCTGCGCGCTCCCGCCGAACTCCTTTGTGAGCTCGGCGAGGATCATCTTCTGCGCCTCCATGAGTTTGCCGTTCCTTGCGAGAACCTTTATCTGGTTCTGCTGTTCTTCGGTAAACGACACACCGACACGGCGCAATGCGAGAAGCCCGCGTACCGGGTCGTTCAGGGCCTTTCCCACCATGATCGCCGCCGACTTCGTGTCCGTTTTGAGAGCAACGGACATGTCGAGGACTGCTCGGGTGACATCGGGCATTATCTGTCCGCTTATCCTGGTGAAGGTGAGAAGCAGTGCCTGCGTCTGAACGATCGTGCCCTTGCTTATCGACGTGACCCGCATGAGGCCGCCTGCGAGCCTGTTTGCCTGGTCGGCGCTCCAGCCAGCAGCCCCACCAGTCGATTTGATGACAGCCTTGAGCTGCTCCTGTGTCTTCTGCGCCTCTGCCCCGGCCTTCACGCAGTCATAAAGACCTTTTGCGAGTGCGGCGGCGCCGGCAACGGCGGTCGTGCCGAGCGCGATGAGCGCTGTTTTGCCGGCCGACTGGATGCGATCGGCAACGCCGCCCGCACTTTTCTGTATGCGCGAGGCGACCGGCGAGACTTTGTCTTCAGCATCAAATACGACCTTTACCGTGTAATCCGCCATCTACCTGCCCTTCCTCGCTTTCTCGAGTTCATGCTCGCGAACCTTCGCCTCACCGGCAAGACACGCGAGCGCTTTCAGGATGTCAACCGCGCGCTCCTCGCGAAGCTCGCTTATCCGGCAGTGAAACACGTCGCGACAGAGCACAACCTCGATGTACTCGACAGGCGGGTCGCTTCCAAGCCAGAGATGCTCTACGACCCGCCGTTCGAGTTTTTTGCGTTGACCGCTTCCGTAATTGCTGCGACGATGTCGTTCAGGGCCGTGATCGGCAGATCCTCGACCCCGCCCTCGACGACCCCATCGAGCGCCTTGATGAGCTCGGAAACGGGCGCCTCGCCGCGCGAGACGCGGTCGATTACAGCCCACTTACCGAACGTGAGCCGATCAACGTGAACCTTCAGTTCCTTCGTCACCTTATGCCACCACCGACTTCGTGACCTTCGGCGTTACAACCTCGACCTCGACGAGAATCGGGTTGGCGCTTTCGCTCTCACCTGACGGATACGAAAAGCTGACCACGTATCCGGGGTCTGTCGCGTACTGAAACTTCCCGCTCGTTCCGCCGAGCGGAGACCAGCGAACGTAGACGTTTGTTCCGTTCTCGTAGGCTGCGCGCAGCGTCTCGAAGGCCCCGCTCGTTCCCTCGTCGTAGATGACTTTCAGCTTTACCTTCACTTCCTTGCGGGGCCCGACGCCAACGCTCGGGTAGTCCTGCCCGAATGGAGTTACCGACCCGACGTCACGCTCCCCTCCGTCCATCTCGACGGCGGCCGTTGAAGAGGAGACATCGGTCCACGTCGTGCCGTTCGTTGAGACTTCAACCTTGCACTTTGTGAAGAACAGCGCCATGCTACTTCACCTCCTTCTCTTTCTTTTCGGTTGCGGGCTCAATCGCCCCGCCCTTCACGAGCATGTCGATTGTCTGCTCATCCAGGTGAGAGAGGTCGGTTTCCTCACCTGGCTGAACGTACTTCCCTGTCTTTGAGTTGAACAGAAGGACCTTCGCTCTGAACTTCACGCTATCACCTCCTCCTCGACGGCCGTGATATCGAACACCGCCGCGAGGTACTGAATGCCCGCAATCTCGACGGTTACGTGCCTGACCGAATACGACAGATAGGTGTCGATATCGGGAACCCCGTCGAGGGCCTCCTTTACGAGCGCCGTAATCTCGCGCACGCGCTGAACGGTGCGCGCCTCTGCCATGACAACAGGGGCGACGATGACGGTAAGGCGCGCGCTCGTTCTATCGATGGACGTGTCGAAGGAAATCCTGCGGGTCTCTATCGAGTCGACGGTGATGTAGGCGAGCGGCAGGTCAGACGCATTCACGATGCGCTGCGGCGCCTCGCGCACGACACGGATGCGCTCGAGTCCCGCGATTGCCTGCGCGATTCTTTCAATCGCCGTCATTTAGAGCCTCCGGTAGTTGTCGAGAATTGCCTTAACGTCGGCAGGAAATCCCTTCTGAACGGTCAGCATGCCGATGTCGGGAAGGCCCGCTGCGTCAAACATCTGCGCGTCCCGCAGCCGGTAGAAGTAGGCGGCAAGGCGCAGCGTCGCCTGGCGGATGTCCGCCGGCGGGGTTTCGGAGAATCCCCACGTCCCTGAAATCTCGATTACCGAGTCGTCCGTTGCGTAGAACGACGGCGCAAATACGGCATAGTAGGGAGGGTCGGCAGGTAGCGTTCTGAAGGGAACCGATACGCCGTCGACCGTGACGCTCGCAATCTGGACTGCGTCGTCGGGAAGCTCGATTACCTCACCGATGACATCGCGCATGATTGCCTGCGGGTTCACGCGTTTCACGCCCGCTGCCGCCTCAAAGGAGCGGCGGGTGTATGCCTCGACGGCGGCCTGTGCCCGTGCGGCGATATCCGCGAGAAGCTCGCGGTCATCCTGCGTCTCTGCTCCGAGGTACGCTATGAGGTCATCGACCGAGACATACACCCTTCATCACTCCCATCGCTATTCAGTTGTTATGCCCGACTAGGTCGTACCGAGCTTGAGCGCCCGGAACGCAGCATCGAGCATCATGTGCGAGTCGAAGCGCCGGTGCGCGACGTAGCCGATCTCGCCGGTTGCCGCGTAGAGCTCGACGAGTTTCTGAACCTCTGGCTGCCCGATTTCACCGATGTAGAAGTACGCCGGGTTGAAGATCACGGCCACGATACCGCTTGCCGTTCCGAGAGCGTCAAGGTATGAGTTCTCGTAAACCGGAATGCCGAGGATCGTGTCGGGCTGGTTCGTGTCAAGCCGACGCGTCCAGAGGTACTGGCCGCTCGAGTCCTTGAGCTTTGCGACGGCCTTGACGAGCGTCGGGTGCGCCATGATGACGGCGCCGTCGCGATACGGGCTGTCGAGCGAGTAGACGAAGTCGACAATCTCGTCTGCGGCCACCGTCGACTTCGAGGCCGCCGTCACGCCGACTGTCGCGTTCTTGATGCCCTGCGGCTGGCTCGAGCCGGTGCCCTGCGTGCAGTACTGGTTCTCGGCCTTGGCGAAGGCCTGCGCGAAATCGACACGCAGGATCTGCCCCCAGAGGTCGAACTGGCTGTCGTTTGCAAGCTCGACGGAAACCTTCGCGAGCTTCGAGAACTTGTAGGGGCGGAAGCTCGCCTTGAACCCGGTCGGGTCGCTCGTGGTGATGGAGCCACCCTCGCTTACGAGCGCGGCAGCCGCGCTTCCGGTAAACCCGGGGATGTCTGTCGCTCCGTTCAGCTGGATGACTCGCGATCCGGCCTTACGGAAGAGCGACGCCTGCGCGATCTCGGTCACGAGCTCGTTTGCAAGCCTCGTCGGGATGAAATACCCGCCTGACGTGGTATTGAGCTTGACCTCGATGCCGTGCAGGTAGGATTTGAAGGCCTCGACCTCCTTATCCTCGTCGGTCTTCGGCGCGGCATAGCCGACGGCCTTTGCTTCGATTGACTTCGCCGCCTCGTCAATTGACGGCGCTTCGTCCATGATGTCCTTCTCCTGTTCGTCCATGTTCGTTACCTCCTTTGTGTGTGGTTGTTCTGCGCTCTTCGCCTCGGGCTCTGTCTCTTCCTTCTCCTCCTCGAAAGGCTGCTCTTCATCAGCCTTCTCCTCGAGGTCGATGCCGAGAGACTTCACCTGTTCGACTCCGAGCGTGCGTGGTTCGGCCGGTGTCGTGGTGAGGCTCACCTCGACGATCGGCCATGATTTGATGCATCCTTCCTCTCTCTCGACCAGGTGCGCAACGGCACCTGTCGAGAATCCCATGACGCCCTTCTCGCACAGTCCGAGAATTGCGTCGATGAAGGCCGAAAGGTACGCCTGGTGGCGCTCGAGCTGCGCCTCAACCCACAGGCCGATGTCGTCCTTTACCGTCTTCACAACCCGCCCGAGAACACTCTTCTTGAGCGCCGGGTCGAATCCGTGCTCGTAGAGAACGACCGGAGCGGCTTTGAGTTTCTCAAGCCAGAAGTCGGTTTCCGGCGTGAAGTAGTCGCCGGTTAAGTCTTCCCCTCCGAAGACGACAGCGTAGCCGCCGATGGTCACGCTTCCGTCATCCTGCGAGATGACCTTGATGGCCTTCGGGGTTGGCGCGTTCATGCCGGCAATCTTCCACAGATACACCGGTATTTCCTCGTCCGGCGTCTGGAGCTTTCGGTACCACGCGATGAGCTCGCGCGCAACCTTCTGCCTGTCTTCCGCGGGAAGGTCAACGCGCTGGCCGCGAAAGCCGGGCCCGAGTGCGGCCGCTGCCCGCCCGAGCTGTGCGCGGGTTACATTGCCCGGTGTCTCCTCGATGCGCAGCTTCCAGGTCGTGGGGCTCTTCGGGTCAGGCACATAAAGGTACGCATCGGCCGTGAACTCCATCCCGTTTTCGGTCTTCGTCACGGCTTTGGCCTCGCCCTCGTCCGGCGTCCCGATATCACCGACCTGGTCCTCTTCCACCTGCACCTCTTCGACCTTCTTCTCTTCATCTTCCATGCTTCTCACCTCCCTGACAGTGCTTTCTTCATTGCCTGTTCGAGCGCCCTCTCAAAAACGGCGCTCCTTCGAACAGACTCGAGTGCGTCTTTTTCTGTTGGCCAGCCGCTGGCCTTATGCATCGGCTGCTGCTTCTCGGTTGATTCCACGTACGGCGCATAGAGCGAGCGGGTTCCGACAATGAACCGGCCGTCGCCCACCTTCTCTGTCGTCCAGCTCTCCTTCAGGCGCTGCGATGACGGCTTCACGATCCTTCGGTACGGGCCCTGCTTTCGGGTGAGCGCCATGACGAACCTGCGCTGTTTCTCGCTCGCGTAGACGAGCGGGTAGTGAACCTGACTGGGATAGGTTGCAAGCTTCGTCCGCAAGACCTCCGCCGTCGCGAGAAGCGCCGGCTCGACGACGGCGAGCGCGCGCGTCCTGGTCTCGAACCGCTTCAGCATATTGAGGAATTTGTCCATGCCTTCGATTCTCATCGCTATACCTCGATTCCGATACCGCACCGGCAGTTGACGTGCGCCGGCGGCTCGGTATCCCACTCCTCCTCGGGCTTTCCGTTGAGCTCGCCGCATATCGGGCAGACCATCTCATCCTCGGCGGTCAGCCACCTGCGGTGCGCTTCGATCCCTGCCTCGCGCAGTGTGTCGACGTAGATCCCGCTCGACGCGGAGTACGCATAGGTGACCTCGGTCGTAGCAATCATTTCCGCGCGGTATGCGCCGAACGATGGCTCAAGGAGGTTCACGAGGTCCTGCCTCGTCATCCCTGGCGTTTCGATGAACTTCGAAACCGCCGCCTGAACGGCCTTTCTGTTCGTGTCATCGAGCTGTGCCGCGAGGTCAGAGACGTGATTCCTCGCCCAGTCGAGCGCGCGGGTATTCACAACCGCCGGGTCGAAGATCGCTACCGTCGTCGTTGCGTAGTAGACGACGCCCTCATAGACGGCCTGGGCGAGCTCTGGCCCGAGCGTGGCCTTGAGCTCATCACGGAGCGGCGCGAGAACGTCCTCGATATTTGCCTGCTCCTCTATTGCCGCTGCGATGTCGTCGCGGTATTTTGAAAGCACGTCCTGGATCTTTGACGTGAGCTGCTTTTCGCGCTTGTCGCGCATCTTATCCATTGCCTTGAGCGCGAACGGCTCGAGCCCTGCCTCAAGGCCGAGCCGCACGAGCGCGGAGACATGCGCGGGGAGCGCCTGTGTTTTGAACGCACGCGCGCGCTCGGGGCTCTTCTTCGCAACCTCGCGCCACTTCTTGAGCTCGACAAACCGCGCCTCGGTTGCGAGCGACTCATCGATTTGAGGAGCGGATTCGTCAACCTGCGACTGCTCAAGGGGCGCAAATCCCATCCACTCGCGGGCTTCGTTTACAGTGATGACACCGCGGTCGATGAGGAGCGCGACCGCGTTCGCCTTCACGCTCTCGTCCTGCTGGAACATCTCAAGCGATGTCGGGTCGAACTGAATCTGATACCCGAACCGCGCGAGGTAGCGGTTCAGGCCTTCCTCGATGAGCCCTGCCTCCGGGATTATTGTCTCCTCGTAAAAGCTTCTGCGGTGTTCCTTCGCCGTTGCGTAGTTTGCCGCGTCCTCGAGAAGGGTCTGGGGAACCCCCATCGCCGCGCATATCTGATTGCGAACGGCGTCGAGAACTGGCTGGATGTCGAGCTCGCGAACCGAGTTTCCAACGACAACCGGCTTTACGTTCGCCCTGACGGCCACCTGTCCGAATGCATTTTTGACACCGGAGACAACACGCCGCCACCAGTTCTCGAGTCGCTCGACGTCAGCCTGTGGCGGGTTGCCCTCGATCGTCAGGATGGTCGTCCCGATCGCCCCGCGCTCGAAGAATGCCGCGAGGTAGTCGTTTGCTTGGTAGGCGACGCGCGCCGCGGAAAGCGCGGCCTGCGCGGGAGCGATGCCCCAGCCTGCCTCCTGTTCGCACGAAGGAAGAAATACCCAGGCGACATCGCGTGGGGTGAGTTTCACCTCGCTGGTTCCAACGGTGCGGGTGAAGCCAGTAAGCCCGTTCTGCTCGTTTACTTCCGGACGTATCGAGAGCGGCGAGAGGGCGCGCAGCACGCGCCCGTCGACGATCGCATAGGCCCGACCATACGAGCAGAGCGACTGCTCGATAACGTAGAGCGCGGTTCTGAGTCCCGGGATCTTCGACTCATCGGTTTGCTTGCCGCGATACGACACAACAAGCGGAAGAGATGAGATCGCCTTTGCGCGGATATCGATCGTGCGGTAGAGCCAGGGGACGAGTATATCGTCCCTCGTGAAGTCCCCTTTCAGGTAGGATTGCTCGCGCTCGACAGGAATTACCTTCAGTTCCGTTGCGCTCTCACCCCATCGCCGGGTACTCGCCCTCATTGCGCCGATTATATCACTTGCCCTCTACCATAACTTTAGGTATCGGAATACCACGCGAAAATCCCCCGCGCCTGCGCCGAGAGCTCATCGAACGCGCCCGCTGTCGCATCAACGATATCGTCATGCGGCCCCTGCGGGAACACGGTTATCTCGTCCAGGAACTCCGCGTTCCAGGGCCCGCGAACGAGCTTCACGTTTCCGGCCTCCGCGGCGCTTGCGAGAGGCGCCGCCCGCATTACCTTCGAGCCCGTCGACTTCACGCCTTTAAAGTCGAACCCAAGAAGCGGCCCGCGCGCGTAGTGGTCGATGAGCGCCACGCCGGATGATCCCGGCTCCTGCTCCATGCGGATCGCACAGTCGCGCCCGTCCAGTGCCGCCGTCTGCGTGATGAGCGCCTCAACGGCCCCCGGCGTTGCGCGCGTTCTTACGACATCGATGACGTAGAAGACGCCGTCCTTCTCGCACATCTTCACGCCTGCCGTGAAGTCAGGGTCACGCCCGGCCTTCGCCTCGGTTGCCGCAAGGTCCCAGAACCTCACGCAGCGCGCATCGTGCGGGAAGTCCTCGACGATTTCGAACCACTCGCGCCTGAATATTGCGCCTTCCTCGCGCACATCCCAGCGACCGAACCGCAGCTGCTCGCGCGTTACGGGATCGAGTCGATTCAGAGAGTCGAGGTATGCCTCGACATCCAGGTGTGGGTTGTCCTCGAGCGAGGCCGGGATGAAGACACGCCCCTCGTGCTCGTAGATGCGATTGAAGTCGATGACGTCCGGAATGTTGAAGCGCGACTTCACCCAGTCATGACCGATACCGCCGGGGTTTGTCGCGGCCCGCATACGAAGGGGGACATTCGCGCCTTTGAGCCGTCGCAGGCGCGAGAAGAGATAAAGGTACTGCGTCAGCGAAAACTGAGTCAGCTCATCGAATCCGATGAACTGAAAGGCCGAGGACTGGTAGCGGTACTTGTCCTTTTCATTTTCCAGGTAGCCGAATGTGAGCGAGCCTCCGCCGGAGAGGCGCCACGTTTTTGCCCGATCGTCCCACTCGAGACGCCCGCGCAGCCAGCGCTCCGCTCTGTCCATCAGGGCGTCCGGAAGAACGAGGTCGGTGTAGGTTCGGCGAAGGAGAAGCGCGGAATAACCCGGAACCTCGATGTACTGCAGTGCTGCCATGAGGAGCGCTTCTGATTTCCCCGGCCCTGCCGCTCCGCCGTAGAGAGCCTCGATGCCGTCATAGAGGAGGAATGCCGCCTGCTTCGGGGTCGGGTCGTGAGGGATATAGGGATTTTCAAGAACCGTCGCCGCGAGAACCGCTTTCATGAGAGCCTCGCTTCGCGAGCTCTGCTGCACGCGCAAACACCTCCGCGTAACGCTGGATTCGCTCCTCGAGGTCGCCTGCCGGCTTTGCTATCTCGATGTTTTCGACGGTCGTTTTATCGGACTGGCCGAGGAGCTGTTTGCCCAGCCAGATGAGCATCGCGGAGTTTCCCTTCTCCGCCGCGGCTATCTGAAGGGAGCGAAGTTTGAGCTTGAGGTGCGCCTGCCCTGTTTTGTATGCCTCAAGGACCTCGGGCTGATCGACAAGACGAGCCCTGAAGGTGTTCTCCGCGATTCCGAGAACGTAGGCGATCTCGTCCTGTGTGCAGCCGATCTCCGCGAGCTTGCGCACGCGCTCGATCTCGTCCCGGTCGAGAAGTCGTTTCTTTCCACCCATGGGGAGATGATACCACGACAAAAAAAGACCAGCCGGCTGGAGGTGGTCGCCCGCGAGACGGGGGGGTGGGTTGACCCCGGCTGGTCTATTCCATTTTAGTGAGCTGCCGGTCCGCACGCAACCGGCGGCTCCGGGAAAGAGGGGGCACGATACGGATGCAGGGTTCCCGGCGTCGTGCGCCCGCCTCCGTAAAATCTTAGTCAGGCATCTGCGTCATGTCAATGATCTCTCATGCTGTTTCCTCACCGCACGACTCTCCATTCAATCTCATGAACCCCTGTAAATCCGAGCACGCGCGCAACCGCAGCCGAGAGGTCAAATTCCCTGCCAGCGACGTAAGGCCCTCGGTCCTTCACGGGCACCCTGATGGTCTTGTCTTTATAGCGTATCTCGACGACGGCGCCGAGCGGAAGCGTCCGGTGCGCGACGCACCACGTGTTAGGCCCATACAGCGTGCCGTCCGCGGTGCGGTTTCCGTAGCACTCCGCGCCGTACCACGAAGCGACGGCGTGGCGCCACTCGCCACGCGCGCATGCGACGTGGTGCGTGTGAGCGGAAGGCCGGCCCGAAGGGAGGGGAAGAACCGGCCTCCAACTCACAACACCGAACAGGGCGAACGGTACGAGCGCAAGCGCTAGGTTGCGCCTGTTGTGAGACCTCACGACCCGACCTCAGCCGGCGACACGCGAACAAGCCACCAGATGACAGGGAATTTCTTAAGCTCCTCCCCGGTAAGCACCCTGCCCTCAGGCAGGCGCGCGCCGAGCGCGCCAACGAGGAGCTCGTCGCCCGGCTTGAGCGTGACCGCCTCGCGGTTAGTCGGCACCTCGACGCCGAGGAGCCTGGAGAATACAAGCGCCGTCGATTCGTGCCCGACGACGCTCTTCAGGCTCTCGCGGTTATCGTGTGCGTGCCTGACCGCCTGCTCGGTAGCCAGCCGGCTGAAGCCGACGGAGCAGTCTCCGGCGAGCATGTTAACCGAAAAGGAATTCCCAAGGTAGAGCATTATGATTTCACCTCGTTTCCATGTCTCAGAGCTGCCGCGCGCATTCTCGCGCGGAGCTCGAGATCCTCAAGCTTTCGCAGCCGCTCGAGCCTCACGTAGAGTGCGGAGACAGTGAGGGCTGCCATGATCGCCAGTGCGAGCCATGTAATCATCGCCAGTTCCTCCATTCGCCCGTCATGATGGCTGCGATGACCCACGGCCCGATGAGAACAACGAACGCTCCGATGCCCTCGCGGAGCCCGTCTGCAATCGCCCTGCTCACAGCGTCCGCCTCCCAGGCTTGAAGTCGAAAGCCGCCCTCCAGACGAGGTCCGCCTCGCCCTCGTCAACGTAGAGAGAGCCATCGGGGAACACCTCGACGGCTATCTCGTCACCCCGCGTTATTACGATGTGCTCGCCGTCCCGGAAGAGCGAATGCCCTTCGGGAAGGTCGGCGAGGCCAACCACAACCCCGCCGATGTAACGCCTCAAAATTCCCTCGCAGAGCATGCCAATCACCTCCAAAAAAATAAGCAGCGGGCACTACACCCGCTGCCTGTTTCCTATTTTCACCGCATTCTCCCTGACGTATTCAAATGGATTTATGGCGGTGCCCCACCGGTAGGAAAGCGCCGCAACTCTTTTCAGGTCGTCGTAAAACCTGCGGCGGACGATTCTGCCGTCCGGCAACCTCACCTGCCACATCGAGTAATCACGCTCGAGATTGAATCTCTTTATAACCAGGTCGACGATTTCATTGACGACCTCGCGGTGCTCGCGGAGCCGCCCCGCATGATCAGTGACGTAGACTTCGGCGTCGTGGCCCGATGGTCTCCACCACGACGGATCGTGGTCGCTTACCCGGATCACGAACTCGATGGGGTCGCCCTCGTCATCGACGACCTCATCGCACGTGAACGTGAGATAGACTGATCCTGTGGACGCGAAGTCTATGTCCACATAGACCTCTGGTGTGTAGGCTTCGAGCTTGCGCTCAACATCCATCCTGACGTCGATGTCGCTGAATTTCTTCATTTCAACCACCTCCAGCATGCATTATCGGCACCACGCAAGCGCGTGTCAATAGTTTTTTCAAAAAAATTTAGCGGCCATGAAACGCCGTGACGTGCTGATTCGTAAATTCGCCCGAAAACTTTTCACGCCCACGCAGAACCCAGGAGTGGCCGGCGGGAAAGCCGATGCCCTCAAAAAGCTCTCCCGCCGACCGCGACCGAACGATCCAGCGTTCACCTCCTTTCTATCAGCGCAGATGTCGTTAGAGGCCTCCAGAGGGCGCGAGAATCGTTCGAATGCCAGCTCCGCGTTCTTGCACATGCAGGGCGCCTTTCGCACGCGAGACGGCAAAATAGAGGCCTCCTCGCATCAATCTCACGCACCATCGTGCGCCTCCTCGATGACGATCAGAACCTCGTCGCGATCCGCGCCCGTTTCGATTTCGAGCGAGCGCGAAACGATGAAGGCCGTCGAGTCGTCCGGCGCGAGGCCCGCCGCGACAATTGCGTCCTGCACGCCTTTCAGCGCCGGGCAGTTTGAAAAGTTGTCGATGTCGCGCCTGCGCCTGTCGCGAAAGCGAGCGACAATGCGCACCGAAAGCGGAGGGGAGATTGGCGTTCTGTTTTTCGCTGCCGTGATGAGAGCCCACGCGTAGCCTTCCCACTGGCGCTTCATTTCCTGCTTTTTCGCCCAGTGCCAGTGAGACCAGGTGTTGTATGACGGGATCTTCATCGGGATTGCTATCTCAATTCTCGACAAGGCGACCCTCCTCCTCAGCTTTCTTCTTCGCAAGGAACTCGCGCATAACGTCGACGGTTGAGACGTAGCTCTCGCTCTGCGCCGAAGCGAGGGCGTTCCCGAGCTTCGTTCGTGGTTCTCTTCTGAATGAACGCCCTGTATTTATTTCTTTCCTTTCTTTCCTTTCTTTATTTTCTTTAGGCGCTCCAAATCTGGTCACTGAACTGCGACGTTGCCATCCCGTTTGTCTCATCCGTGAGACAAACTTGTCTCGTGTATGAGACAAACTTGTCTCATCCGTGAGACAAACTTGTCTCATCCGTGAGACATTCTCGCCTGGTTTGTCTCGTGTATGAGACAAACTTGTCTCATCCGTGAGACAAACGTCCGCTTCCCACTGCTCCCAATCCTTGTTGATCCGGTAGATTGCCGCTCCCCTTCCCACTTCCTCGAAACTCACCATGCGCCGCCTTACAAGCTCGTCCCTCACCCTGTAAAGAGAAGCTCTCGGCAGGCCGGTCGCGCTCTTTATCTCCTCAACCGTAATCTCCGCCTCTTTGCGCCGATACCCGTAGGTTGCCCTCACGAGAAAAAGAAAGAGGCGCATCTCGCTGCCGCTCATATCACGGCACGCGACAAGCGCCTCGAGGAGCTCGTTCGCAATCCTGGTGAAACCGTTTTCAATGTCCGGTTTCGCCATGTGACCACCTCCACCTACTCTTCAAACACCGCGCGGAAACGTGCCTCGGGAACCGCTGCCTCGACCTTCTTCGCGGTCTTCGGCCGTATCGGCTCCCCGCGCATGATCTGTTCGACAATATAGCGCGAGATACGTCCCTCGGCAAACGCATGCGCGAGCTTCGGGGCAATCTCGTTTCGATTCTCGAGGTAGAACATAACCTTTACCTTCACAGACATCACCTCCGAATTGCTTTTCTCTCTCCGGCCTGCGTGAAGCGGCACATGCCGAAGTAGTCGCAGTAGTCCGGGCTACATATCCAGGCGTCGGCTGGCGCCGGCGGAAAGACGCCCGCCTCGATTGCCCGCGCCCGTTCCTCGATCTCCGCCGCAACGCCATCGAGCCTGTCGGGGATCTCGACCTCGAACTCGACGATATCGACGCCGGCGCGCTTCGCAACGCAGACGACGTAGCGGCCGCGCTCCGGCCTTGGGAATGTCGGATTGACGTCGGCAAACGTGCGAGCCAAGTGACCGTACACAACCATCTGCGTGGCGTCGATCGCCGACGGTGTTCTCGACTTCAACTTGAAGTCAATGATTTCGGTTCGGCCGTCGATTTCGCCGATGAGGTCGATACGCCCGCGCATGTCAACGGCTCCGACACGACACTCTAGCTCGACCTCGACCGCGAGCGGGCGAACCCTGGCGAGGAAATCCTGGTGAAGCTTTTCGAGGCATGTTTCAACCTCACCTATAAGGTTATTTGCGTCAGCCTCGGTTCCTGGCCTGAGGCAGCTGTCGGCCTCGAGCTCGGCGAATTTGTCAGCCACTGCCTTCTTGATCTCGTCGAAAGCCAGAGCCTCGCCTGTGTCAAGGATAGCTTTGAAGTATGCCTCGATGGCCGCGTGGAACGCCACGCCCGCCGCAGCCCGCGGCGAGAGAAACGAAGGAACCCCTTCGATGTATTTCATGCGGTATTGCTCCCCGCAAAGTGCGTGCGAGGAGAGCGCGCTGAATGACTGGATGCGGTAGTTGCTGTTATTCGAAGACATAATCGTCGACGCCTCCTTCGGTTTCGTTCTGCTTTTCGGCCGCCCGTGCTTCTATCTCGGCCAGGCAGGCGTCAAACCTGTCGCGAGGCAGGACTTTCTTCCCGGCTTCCTCGACGACGAAGCCGTCGATGATTGCCTTTATTTCGTCCTTGCCGAGCTTCGCCGCATACCCGCGCGCGTAGAGCATGCGCAGCTGCTGCTGTGTAACCGGCAATGTTTCGGATGCCGGATGCGGTGCCTTCGCCGCCGGGGCCTGCGTGCTCGCCGCGTTTGCGTCATCGTCCTCCTCGCTGGCGAGACCGAGCGCTGCGGCGAGAGCGTAGCGGCGCAGGTAGGTAACGAGCGCCCCGAGCTTCTGCGGGTCCTCGGGGCACCGCATTCCAATGCGGCCGGCCTGGTGTACTTCCTCGCCGTAGAAGAAAAGTGTCGTTATGTAGATGACGCCTTCCTCAAATTCAACGTTCTGGCTGAAAGCGATATTTTCCCTGTGGAGCGCGGCCCGCGCCACGCGGATGACTTCGTCGAGCGGTGCGTACCGGCTCCGAAAGTGAGGGTTCTCGGCCGTGCGCTTTGGCTGCTCGATGGCAGCCTGCGCGGCGAGAAATGCCTGATAAAAGCTCTTGTTCTTTTCCATCCTTACCACCTCCATGAAATAAAGGAGCGGCGGGCCACAAGGCCCTTACCGCTCCCTTTCTTCCCACTCCTTGACTGCTTCGGCGAGCATGTACGAATCGGCGTACGTGAAGTGATCGATCAGGTACAACGGCTCATCGGCGTAGGCCGTGACGATAAATCGGTGGCCGAGCGGGTTCCAGATTACCAGGCCGCCCTTTCTATCGCGCTCTACGCGCCACTCGGGCGGGGCCTCGGCCTCACCACGGGCGAGGGCCCGAAGGTAGGGCTGCGCCGCCGCCTCAATGGCGGCGATGGCCACATAGGCCTCCTCGGCGAGCTCGATGATTTCTGCCCTGGTTTTGCTGCTCATTCCGACCACCTCCAGTGGTTTTGAGGCCATACTACATGCCGAGAGAAGCCGTGTCAATAGTTTTCTCAAAGAATTTTTGAGAAATTCTAGAGCACCCGGGTATCGTCGAGCGCGATGCGGATCGCCTTTATCCCGTCGCCTGCGATCGGGTAGCCGCGCTTTGCGACATAGGCCGGGTATTTCTGGCGTGCGGGGAGGTTGACGAGGAGAAGCTTGTTTACGAACGGCCCGTGAAGTCCATGCTCGATGCGGTAGCGCTCGAAGACCACGAACTCGTGGGTGTGAGCGTGGAGGTAGATATCGGCGCTTGCCACCTGGATGAGGTCCTCGAGCTTATTCGCCTTCGCTCCAATGCGCTTACCGCCCCCGCTTCCGTGTATCGCGTAGATCGTGCGCGCGCCCCATGGAAACGAGAGCCTGATAAGAGCCGCACAGCCGAGGTAGGGAACGCCGTACAGCGTGCAGAAGAGTTTCATCGGGTCGATTCCCGCGACGCGCTCGAGGCGTTCTTCGTGGTTGCCGACGACAACGCCGACGGTTACCGGCGCGAACTCCGAGATGATCTTCGCGAGCTCCGTCATCTCGGCCATCGGATCGGCGCCGAAGGGGCTTCCCGGCTTTACGATGTCCATCTGAACGATGTCGCCGAGGAAGAGAATGCGCGGGTTTTCGACCGCCTCGCAGGTCCTGCGGATCTCATCAACGAGCTCGCGGGCCCCCTCGACGCTCGTCACGTGAGAGTCGCAGATGACGAGGAGCGAGATTGTCTCGTCTGTAATTCTCGTCTCGAGGTAGGAAATGGCGCCGGTATCGAGAAGCTCGCGCTGGTAATGGTCTCGCTTGTACTCGTAGATCGCGTCCTCAAGCGTTCGCCTGGTGTATGCGTGCCCGAGTTCGCGCTCGAGAACGCGCTGTATTTCCTCAAAAGATGCGCCGCGATTCCGGAGCTCGAAGGCGCGCCTCATCATCTTCTTTGAGTATCCCTTGCTCATATGCGCCTCCGTTCATACGGAACAGTCGCACGGGCGAGCTTTCGCCTTATGGTCGCCTCTGCTATCTCGTCCTCGAGAAACGCCCGGAATGCCGCCTCGCAGGCGACGGAGTCAACCCACATGTCATACAAGGCCATGCAGGCCTCGCGCGTATCCGCATCGCAGGCAAGACATGAGAAGTTAGACTCGCTGCACATTGCAATCAGGACGTCTATCGACGCGCGTTTCCTCGGCATTCTCTACTCCGCCGCGATGAAGATGCGCCGCCTGATTGTCTGCCCCGCGCTTGTTTCCGCGGTGACCTCAACGAACATCGTGGCAACGACCGTGACCATCACATAGACGACAGGACTTACGACGTCTGCCTGCGGGTCTGCGCTTGCATCAAGCGAGGTTCCGTCCTTCGCGTAGGTCGTCGCCGTTGCCTGCGTTATCGTTTCCGTCTCGTCGATTTCGTAGGAGAGATCAATGCCGTAGAGACGGCGCGACCCTGTCGTCTCGTTTACGTAGAAGTTCGCCTTCATGAAATCACCTCCCGGGCCGGTACGATCTGCGCTGCCTGCCGCGCAGCAGTCGAGCACTGCGCGAGATAAAGACCTTCATCGGTCGTGGCCGCTGCTCGCCAACGATTGCGTACCTCATCGTGCGGGCGATGGCGCGCTCGAGGCCGACTGCGTAGGCGAGGCTCTTTGCGATAACCATCTGTTCAAGCGATTGCACAACGTAGGCGAGCGACTTTGCGATTGTTGACTGCGTCGCGACGCGGTAGATGAGATCCTTCACGATGGCACCCGCCTGCGCCGCGGCGATGGCGTAGCGAAGCGCCTTCTGGACGGCGGCGGAGGAGCCGATGCGATATGTGAGACTCTTTGCGATGCTCGCCGTTGAAGCTATCGCATAGCGCGCCTGTTTCGTTATGGCCGCAGCCTGCGTCGCGACGCGGTAGGCAAAGCTCTTGATTATGGTTCCCGTGCCCGCCGCATAGACGACATACTGAAGGGTTTTCTGTACGACCGCCGATGATGAAACGCGGTAGGTGACGCTTTTTGCAACAGTCGCTGCCGTCTGAATTGCATACCGTGCCTGTTTTGCGATGCTCGATTGCGTGAGAATGCGATACGTGAGGTTCTTTGTCTGAGCGTATGCTGATGCTACGGCGTAGCGCGCGCTCTTCTGAATTGCCCCAGCCTGTGCTGCGACACGGTAGGTAAGTTCCTTTGTCTGGCTCACACCTGCCGCAACTGCATACCTGGCCTGTTTTGTGAGCGTCTGCGCAACGCCGATTGCGTATTGAAGCGGCTTTGAAAGGGAGGACTGCGTTGCGATACGGTAGGCAAGGTCTTTTGCCTGCGAGTAGGTCGCGGCGATGGCGTAGCGAAGCTGTGTTGTCAGCGTAACCGGTGTTCCGCTTTCTGGCGAGTACGCCCACGTATCGCCACCGAAGACGCCGCTTGTCGTTGCGAGCGTTGCCCCTCCGGTGTCCTTTATGGTGAGCGTCACCCCGGTGTCGGGATCCATCATCACGCCGGCAAGGTCGAGGGTAACAGTCGTGCCCGTTGCGGTTGCCGACGCCGACTGATTGATTCCGAAGTTGTCTGTCGCGATTACCTGATAGCCGGACTGAATCCCTGTTACCGTGACAAGGTTCGATTTCGTGACGATGATGTGGGAGATTTTCTTCAGCGATTGCGCTTTGTTTTCAGTCTCATAAAGCGCAAATCCGACATACCCGCTCGTCAGCGTTGTATCGGTCGCCGTTACCGAGCGTGCCTTCGTGCCGTCATCCTTACAGGCATAGCTCGCATAGCTGCTTCCGTGCACGCGCGTCTTGTGAAACCATCGTTCGCCGATGACGATCGTGTTCGTCGTCCACTGGTCGAGGACAAGGGTCGTGAGCGTACCGGTCGAACTCGCACGCTGCAGGTACAGTACCGAGGTTGTATTCCCCTGATGACCGAGGCCTGACGCGACAGAGCTATTGAAGTAATAGAGGTTGACCGACGTCACCGAGGCGGCGCGCATGTCCAGCATTATGTGGTGATGATCGACATTGTTTACTCCCTCCTGCCCGTCGAAGCGCGCGAGCATCTGGATGCACACGTCGGTCTGTGAGCTTGCCGCGTCCGCGCTGTAGATGGCAGATGCCCCCGGCGAGACGGCGTGCTGGT